CATTTGTTACAGGTTCAATCTTCTCATCGTCTTCATATGGCAAAAGGAATGGTAATGCGCCGTTCACAGGTAAATTATCTCTATAACTTTTCCATTTACCACCTACTGCTTTCATTAGAACTTGGTTGAACCCACTAGCATCAATGAACATGTCACCTTCGACTGTATCACCGTTACTAAGTTTAACTCCATTAACATATCCTGACTCAGAATTTAATTGTACTTGTTCAACTTCACTGTCAATATGTGTTACTGTATTACATATTTTCCTAAAATATTGTCCTACTTTGTGTGCATCAAAATGATATGCATGGTTACCTTTTAGCTGTACAAAACTATTCTTGTTATGATGTATTTTATACCCTAGTTCGGTAGCAAGATGCAAGTAATCTTGATCTCTAAATCCTAATGCATGTTGGAAAACAATATCACAACGATCATTACTTGTAGGAGTTCCGTCGATTGGACCATAATAAAACTTTTTTGGATCTTTGTTCCATCCAATATGTTTGATACCTAGTTTAATTGTTGCATCACATTCTTTTATAAAGTCTTGTTCATCACAACCAAAGTCAAACATTTCGTTTTGTACAATATTTGTAAGTGATCCTGTTGATCCTTCACCTGCACCTATAATACCAATCTTGCTACTTTCAATACAAGTTACACTATGTTCTGGCCTGATTTTGCTAATCATAAGTGCGGCAAGCCAGCCTGCTGTACCACCACCAACAATAACTATTTTCATACTAACGATCCTCCGTCACCACGTGCCGCATAGCGTTGCCACCAGTCAGTACCCATATTAGTGCTTTTAATAGCATCTTGATGGCTGATACTAGAACACATTCTAATATCTTCTGCGGCTAAAAATTGTGTTATCATGAAGTCAATTTCCATAGGATTCAAATAACTGAGATCTTTCTTTACAGGATATCCCATTTGAATTAACCATAACTGCCAATTAGGAGAATGAAATAGTGTCATTGAGTCGACATTAGAATAAAACTTTTTAGTAGGATCTTTTAACCATGCTTCGTACCATAGATGTTTGTTTGATTTGACATGTGTTTCTTTTACAAAATTCCAAAAAGGTGTGTCCCATTTGCTGTCAGCATAATGACTGTTAATAAAGTCAACAGCATCTTCGTACCAATAGCCCATTTCTTCATTATAACCTTTGATATCTCTTTCACTGTAAGCATATTGTGGAATACGTGCGGCTAGTTTTTGAACACCTGTTGTCATGCTGGCAAGTCCTGTTGACTCTAATGGTTCAATGAAGCCTCCACTTAGGCCGATACTTACAACATTTTTCTCCCAAAAATTTTCACTATAATAAGGCACCCAATCAATTACTTTTAGATCTTCTGGTTTAATTCTTCCTTCCCAATGATCACAAAAATATTGTTTTGCTGTATCTATATCTGTGATATCTTTGTTGAAAACCATACCACTTCCAAAACGTGCTTGTGTAGGAATTTTCCAAATCCAACCGTGATCAACAGCTGGACAGCTTACATAAGGCACACATTCTTTTTCTTTGTCTTTGTAAGGTACATGTCCTGCAACAGCAGTATTTGTAAATAATCTACCTTCACCTAATAGCTCTATACGCTTTGCTTTTTTTAGTATAGATGCGAAGCCGGTACAATCAATATAAAAATCCGACTCGTGTTTCAAGCCGTTCTTTAAATCTAAACTTGTAATATTACCATCATTATCTTTGTTTACACCAACTACGTCACTTTTAATTATATTTACTTTTCCTTGGCAATGTTCTTGCAATGCAGTTACTAATTTTCCTGCATCTATATGATAAGCAAGTGTTTCAAATGCTCCCCACATGTCTAACTTGTTATTCATTGTTGTATTGAATGTAGGAAGTGCCGCCTTCTTAAAATCTAAATCTTGTTTGGTCGCCCATAAATCGTATTGTGTACATGCCTTATCGAAATAACTTCTATTTAAATAAAAAGGATGCCATACACTGCCTTCAGGATTCCTCCAACCAGGAAAATCAATACCTGCTTTGTATGTACCATCTACTTTTCTAAACCATTCTGGTAAATGTAATCCACACTGTCTTAGAAATTGTGGGAATGTTAATACAGTAGCTTCGCCTACACCAATAGGATTACCTACCTCTTTATCAATAATTGTTAATGGTAAATCCCAAAAGTTATTTTGAATATATGAGGCCGCCAGCCATGCCGCGGATCCTCCCCCTACTATTGTAATATTTCTAAGTTGTTTCATTTTCCAAATATCCTATAAGACTAAAAACTGTCTCAAATTTAGTTTGATTTGTTTTACTTTGTAATGTATTACGTAATCCCATGTGTAAAGGTTTTGGCCATTTACCATAACTTACCCAAGCATAACCGTCATGCTCATTATTTAACATAGGTAAAAATTCTTCCTTTACAATAACAAGATATGTATGAAAACTAAACTTATCGTCCGTACTAATAAAAGATTCTAACGGAATAGTTTTTACAATATTAGGAACTTCACCTATCTCTTCGTGTATTTCTCTTTGTAATGCAGGCCAAGGTGATTCGTTTTTACCATTTGTACCACCTACTAACCCCCATACATTTTTTTGTTTGCTTTGGGCACGATGTAGTAACAAAAAACGTTGCGTTTTAATTGAATAAAATAATGCACCACTACAAATAATTTCTTGACTCATGCAAGTACTTATTTTAAAGTGATAGGCGCCAGGTTCCTTTTCGGTATTCGCCTTCGAATGAAAGTATCCATTCTGAGCCAGTCCACCTATATTGCACACCTGTATTTAGGTTGGTAACATATTTTGTAGATGTACCAGGATCTGCACTTGCATCAAACACAACATTCCATTGCCCGCCGTCCCATTCTACAATATCATTTTCATTTGCAACAAAGTCTGTGCCGTCATTATTCTTCCATGCATCTGGACCATCGTATGGATCTTTACTACTTCCATCACTTGGATCTTGACCAAAATCCATAAGTCCGCCTACATTAGGACTAGTATTGATTGCACCTAATAACAGTAATCTAATACCTGGCGTTTTTGCAGTTGTAGGATTATACTTACCAGGATCAATAATAAAATCAATAGATCCTTGATTATTTCTACCAGCAGGTGAAGGTAAATTTGTATTTGTAGGTATAGTATCTACATCCCAATCAACAATTAATTGTGTTTCATCTAAACTATTAATTGTAATTGTTCCATTTACACTCATTCCGCCTGTTTCTCCTGGTAGAGTTACTCTTTGTAATTGAAGTTGAGATAGTCCCGCACGATATTGTCCAGGCAACACATCAATTACTTTATCCCAACGAACTGTACCAGCTGTGCCTCTGTCTACTAATTGTGCAACATTATTCATAACTATTAGATCATAATCCTTATATGTTGTTACATCAACATTTATACCATCACGTTGAGTTCTATTTTTCTCTTTATTCATTGCAGGACGTTCTTTTGGACTATCGCTGTATGCTTTTAGTTCAGGAACACTATTTCCTAGACTAATTGTTCCTGCACTTTCGTCAAATATACTCATCACAACACTTGTGATTACACCAAGTTTCTTAACTTTGGCAGGAAGATTAATATAAATTGGTGTTGCAAAACTTAATTGTGCTACATCAATTTCACTTTCTGTCCCAATAGGTATAGATCTTGAACTAAAATTCATACTTGTCAGTTCAACAACAGTTAGACTACTCCAGTCTACATAGTTATCAGTTGTTTGTATTTCTAGACTAGGATTAAACAACATTAAAAGTTGCTCCATAATTTGTAGTTTTTGGTCTGTGTTTGTTGACCAAATATCTACATTTATTTGTAGTGTATATGGACTAGGCATAATACGTTCAACAGTATAATTTTTTCCCTGTGTGTTTAAATATTCTTTATTATTAGAGTCATATGCACGTTCTCTAATATTCACTTTACTTACAAAAGAACTGTCACTAGTTCTTGTTCTATCCTGTTCTAGTCCTGTAATATATACAGCCATACGCGGTGCACTTGGAATTTTATTTTCTGAATTATCTTTTAAAATATGACCGACTTGACGTGTTATGTCACCATACATAACAGGCACACGTACAACTTTATCGTCACCGTCTTTGTATGAAAAATTACTAAACAGTCGAACTAACTGTGTAATATATCTTCTTATTTGTCCGTCATAAAAGTGTTGCATTAATTATCTGCCTTAGCTTTGAGTGCTTGGCTAAGACCCTGTCTTTCTTTGACAGTTTCGCCACCTATAGTAGATTCTTTTGTATTATTCACAAATGTACCTTTTTGAGTTTGTTTTTCTGCCTTATTAGTTAACGGCATTCTTACATTGTCTTCCATTTTAACCCATCTTCTTCCGTCATATCTAAACAATCTATTAGGAAACATATCAACTCTTAACCAATAATCACCTTCAACAGATGTAGTGGGGAAACTTATACCACTTCCAAAGGCTTCTCCATTTGGAGCAAGTCCATCTCCTATAATATATCCTGTATATCCTTCACGTTCTGGTGTTTGATTGACTCTATCTGCAAGTTCTCCTTGTGTACTGGCATCAAGGTCTGTTGCATCAGTAGTAACCAATTCAGGCACACCTCTATCATCAACCTGTAGAGTATACAAATGACTTGTATCGTAACCTGATTTAGGTGCATCTGCTTCAGCTTGTGAAATAATTGCATCGTTGACTTGCATTTCTTTTTCGTATGTAGAAAGTACATCACGCAACGATTGTGTACTACCTTCTTGTGCAGGCAAATCAAGTATTTCTTTAAACTCTTGACTGTCAAGAATTTGCTTCATTTTAATTCTATATAAATGAGGGTACCAAGTCTGTGAAAAACCTTCACTAGCTCTATTAACATCTTCAACAACATAAAAACGTTTAAGGGCTACACTGTAATCATTAAGTGCATTTTCGTCTTTTAGATGTGGTAATTCTATTACATCACCGCTCATTATTTTTCTACCAAGAGTTTTAACACTAGCATTGATTGGTATGGTCATAAAGATAATATCATTCTGTAAAAACAAACCAAATTGACTCATATCAAAATCGACATCACTTACACTGTAAATTCCACGCATAGTATAAATGTCAGGATCGTATT